ACTAAGATACGCGCCCAGAGCCGTGTTAAAACCAAATTGGTAGGACGTAGTATAATACGGAGATGACCAACCACTCACAAAACTTACGTTCACAAACGATTTGTCTAAATCTACCGCAGTAATCGTTACAGTTGTACTTGTTGCCGCGCCTGTGGTGGGGACTGCTATTGTTGTCTGACCGCGCTGGATAGATTTTATAATGCTTGCTGCTGTTGTCCTTGATCTAGTTACTCCTGCCATATTAAGCCTCGTCAAACCCCATCATAATTGCGTTGACAGTAGCCCCAGAACTGTATGCAATAATATAATCATTAGCTTCTGCTACGATTGGTGAAAATGTCAAAGATGTTTTTGCTGCAAGCGGCTCATCATAAAGAACATATCGGGCATCTTGAAAAGTTGCGCTAGAGGTTCCAAGACCTAACCTAACTGTTCTCGCGGATGTGCTTCTATTCGTTATGGTTACTGAATAACTACCGCCACTTGACCCCGCCTGTCCTACGTTTGCGGCTGTAGTTGCCGATAAATCTACACCATCTGCTTTGACTGCCATTATAATTGTCCTATAAAAAATACTTTACCAGTGGATATTGAAGAAGCAGTTTGAAACGTAGGAGCGTTACCTGATCCATTAGAAGTTAATACCTGTCCTGCACTCCCTGTTACCACTGCCGCAGGATCTCCTGACCCATCATAGCTAATTAGGTTTCCGGCTGTTCCAGAATTCATCTTCGCAAGCGTTATCGCATCGTCTGCCACCTTTGCCGTTGTGACCGCACTTGTTGCCAGTTTTGCGGAGGTGATTCCGTCACTTGCCCCAGTTGAGTCAACAATAGAAGCCGTCACCACTGCATTCGATGCCAACTTAGCTGCTGTTACAGCATCGTCTGCTATCTTGGCTGTAGTAATTCCATCGCTTGAACCAGTTGAATCAACGATAGATGCGGTTACCACTGCATTAGAAGCCAACTGATCAGCACCCACGGCATCATCACCAATCTTGGCTTGCGTCACAGCATCGTCTGCTAACTTTGCAGTCGATATACTTCCGTCTGCCACCACACCCACAGAACTAGCGGTGAACGCCATGACCTCAATACTTGTACCGTTTGGTGGTGCTGTGCTGAAGGTCAGCGTTGTACCCGATACCGCATAGGTGCCTTTCTCTTGGTAGACACCATCAATGTAAACCTGGGTATTATTTTCTGTAGAGGGATCAGCAGATAAGGTAAATGCTGTGGTACTGCCATTACCTGAAAATTCGTTTAGAGATACATTGGTTGCACCAGAGCCGCCTATGTCTCCCCAACTGTCGGTATAGCCTTCAAACGCACCTGTTGTCGTATTGTATCGAAAAGCTCCTGCGACACCTGTTGGTCTGTTTCCTGTAGTCCCAGATGGGACATAAAAAGCCTGTGCGCCAAAAGCCGCTGCCGTAATATCGACAACTGCCGCACCTGACCCTGCTCCGTCAAGATATACAATCCTTTTTGTTCCAGCAAGAATAGTAACCGTAGCACCAGAACCTTGTTTTATAATAATCGACTGACTTCCGCTAGTCGCATTCTCAATGATCTGTACTCGTTTGAGCGTGTTCGGAGCGATTGTGATAGTACAAGCAGAGTCTAATGTGCCTGTATACTGAAGATGTAAAGCTCTAGCAGGATCTGTAGCTCCATCTGCTACTGTGCTGGTGTGAGTATCTGCATTGGTGGTAATACCTTCTGTGCCTACACCTAACGCTTCACCAATAAGCTCAAGCGAGGTGTTAGTGCTAGTACCCCAATCAGCATCTCCATCTGCTGGTTCTGCTACTCTAAGATTATTTACAAAAGTTGATGCCATAATTTATGCCGCTATCTCTGTCCAATTTGGTGTTTGAGAGGTGTCAACCGCAGGCCAATCTGTGGTTTGATCTGGGATGATAGGCCCCCATATATTTATGGTTGCGGTGGATGCTGTCATCTCTGCGCTTGTAACACTTACTGTAACGCCTGTTCCTTCTACTACAGTAACGCTACCAACCGCAGATGTTATTTCTGACTCTGTTACAGGGACAATCGTTCCCGCTAATGCGGTTACAGTTCCTTGCCCAAGGCTTAGTCCTGTAAATGCTACGTCTTGATTATAACCACCTCTGTTATAACCTTGAGTTATTTGGTTATAACCAGTAAAAAATATGGTTACATCAGTCATCAGGCAATCCGAATAATTGCGTTGCTTGCGTCAGCGGTTGGGAATTGGATTGTAAAATCTCCAGACTGAGAGGTTTTGTCTGAACCAAAATCCAAAATTAATACTGCTCTGTTAGCAGAACCTGCCGCTGTAGAAGAGTTATATATCATGGCTCCTCTAGCAGTGATTGAGCTACTGGAGAAAGTTAAGTCTACAAAATCTGTGAGTGCTGTTGTTCCTGAAGTGGTAGGAGTAACATTAGTCAAAGCTCCTCCACCAGAACTATACCCAGTTCCAGATGCTTCATTGCTAGAAGTAAAAGCAGTGGTTGATGCGCTTAAACTCGCACTACTGGTGTATAACGCCAACTTGAATGCGTTACCAGAACCTGTAGACGTAGTAGTACCACCGCCACTTCCGTTGGTAAAATTGTGAATCCCCTGTAGGAGTTCTTGCTTGAAACTGGTACAAACTGCTTGACTGATAGCCATTACATTTTCCTCAAAATTTCTGCCATGTCTTTATAGCCGCCTTGCTCAAACTCAGCGATAAGATCTGTTCTGCTACTTTTAACTGCCTCGCTCATGTAATGCTTAATCACATGCAACACTTCTTGCTTAAAGGCATTTGCTTGTTCTTGGATAACAGGGTGACTTTGTGAGCCAACACTAACAATAGTATTGGTAGCTCTTTCTGCCCAATGGTCTAATGACAGCCCTTCGTTTTGTGTTGCAATGACGTTTACATTCCCAGCTTGAGATGTGCTTACTTCTAGCATTATGTCCTCGCTTTTCTAACAGCCCCTGATCTGTAGCTATCGGTGGTGTCGTATCCTTCACCAAGGGACTTCAAGTTGTTTAATGCTTCATCATACCTAGCCATATACATCTGCATAAGGTCAGGCTCTCCTTTTAGAAACGTATAAGACTCAACTAACGAACCATAAAGCAGAGTGCTTTCGGCATTGGTTCCTAGCCAGCTAGTTCCATCACTAGAGGCTGTGATTGATTGTGGCTTGTAAAAATAATGTAGCTCTGCTGTAAAAGAAGAATTTGGCGTTGGCCCTAAGATAAAGTTTTCTGCATCAAACAACGCATAGTATTTAGGAACGCCCTTTGTCGTAGCCACAGGATACGCTTCTCTTATAAAGTTAACGTCTTTAAATATAAGAAACTCTTGCCCACTATTATCTAAGGTTAAAGAATAAGGAGCCAAAAAGTCTGTTGGGCATTTTAAATACTTGTTGCCGTCAGACATTGATCCAGTGGCATTCTTTCTAAAGTCAGGCAACTGAACGGACTTGAGTATTCGGTCTTCTGCCTGCTTAATTATATTAGGTAGATTATTAACAAAGGTTGTTTCCGTTGTTTCTAAATAATCTTGTATAGCAGTTTTAAGTGTCGTAAATGTCCATGCCATTAGCTTGTCACCACCTTTACTCTTCCTGATTCTGCCGCAATATCTAGTCCGACAGTACGACTGCCTAGCTGAGTAATTCCTCCACCTACAGGGTCAAACGCAAAAAACTGTCTGCTTTCATCCAAACCCCTATCTGGCCTTGGGTCTCTCAATGATCTAGGATCGTCAACCTTAACCTTGCCAAGCTGTAACTGAGGCTGATCTGGATCAACAACGTCTTTCCCTACAAGAAATCCTGTGGGTCTTTGATTGACAATCTCTGGCACAAGATCTTTTAGCTTGTACCGAAACCCTGTCATATCACAAAAACCGTAGGCATGTTTTCCTTCAGCGAATCTACTCAAAACTGATAACCTCCAGGTGATATAAACAGCGATGCCTTTCCTCTGTCACTGTCAGCCGCAAGAGTAAACTGTTCTTCGTAGTCTGCTTTTAGAAACTGTGATCTCGGTGCAGAGTCAGGAAACTTCATGCTGATTTGATACGCAAGACCAGCCACCAAACACGGCAGGAACCTAGCAGGTACATCCATGTTGTTAGACGCAGGGCTTCCTGAGTCTTCTATTCTTTGCATAAAGTAATACCCAAAGGTATAAGTATCCTGATCATCAGGCGTA